CCGATCAGAAAAGTCTGCTCGCGAACGAAGACGCCATTCGTGCGCAACTGGTGAAGAACGAAGGAATCGCCAAGGAGCTGGCAACCAAGCAGGCGATGCTCAAGCTGGACGAGCGTGCCGCTCAGATTCAGCAAGCAATGGCCTCCGCCGCCGAGTCCCGTCAAGAGCAGTACGACCGGCAGTTGGGTGCGGCGGGCCTGGGCGAGGTCGCACGCCAGCGAGCGGAGGCAGAAACCTCCATCCGTCGTGAGTTCGACCGCTACCAGAGCCAACTGGTCAAGGCGACGCCGAAAGATCAACTCGGCTCGGCCGCGTACAAGGAAGAGCAGCGCAAGATCGAGGAGGGGCTGCAGGGCGCGTTGCAGGCTCAGCGGAACTACTACGCTGAGGTCGACAAGCTCAACTCCGATTGGCGTATCGGCGCGCGCTCGGCGCTGTACGACTATGCCGAATCGGCGCGCAACGTGGCCCAGCAATCGCAGAGCCTGTTCTCCACGGCCTTCAAGGGGATGGACGATGCCGCCGCGGCGTTCGCGACAGGAGCCAAGTTCAGCATTTCGTCATTGGTGGATTCCATCATCGGCGATTTCGCCCGGATGGCTATGCGCATGAGCGTCACCGGCCCTCTGGCCAACGCTTTCGCGACTTACCTCGGTGGGTTGGGTTCATCCTCAGGCACGGGCACTGCCCGCGCTTCTGTGGACGGTATGACTGGATCTTGGGGGGCGGTCCAGCAGCGAGCGATTGGGGGGCCAGTGGCGGCGCGCGGGCTGTACGAGGTGAACGAGCGCGGTAAACCCGAGTTGGCCTCAGTCGGCGGGAAGAACTATCTGATGATGGGGGCGCAGTCCGGATCCGTGACGCCGCTGGTAGCCAAGACCGCCGGTATGGCGTCGGCCGCCGCCCCGCAGGTCAATATCAGCATGTCAGGCCTGCAGTCGGCGCCGGATGTCACGACGAGTCAGGGGGCTGATGGGTCCTTGTCCATCGACATGATCTGGAAGCAAGTAGATCAGCGGCTAGGTACGGCCATTTCTTCCGGGCAAAGCTCGGCCGGCCGTGCGATGCAACGCCGCTACGGTCTCAAACCGCAATTGGGGTGATTCATGGTTCTACCTGTATGGCCTGCTGGCATGCCGCTGGCGGAATTTTCTCGGCAACCAGCAGATCCTTTCATCCGCACGCCCATGGAAAGCGGTCTGGCACGCCAGCGCCGCCGCTTCCGGGTATACCCCATCGTGCAGTCCGTGCAGTTCTTGCTGACGCAGGGGCAGTTTGCGGCGTATTCCGAATTCGTTGAGCAAGACCTCAACGGCTGGGCAAGTTGGTTCATGTTGAAGATTCGGGATGCCCAGGGAGTGCGCCTGGCGCGGTGTCGCTTCATCAAGGCGCCGTCCGAGGAGCTTATCGCAGCGACCGGCCTTTGGCGCGTCGCCGGGCAGGTCGAAAAGCTCAACATCGACTAGTTAAAAAGCCACTTTCAAGGCCCGCTTCGGCGGGCCTTTTCCATTGCAGGGGTGCCCTGATGAGTTTTGACCAAGCTGTGAAAGAGGCTTACGCCAGCGCGCCGCAGGACCGCGTGGTGTTCGACACGCTGGAAGTTCTGCATCCGGCCTTCGTGGACGACGAGGGCCAGCCCACGGCCATCCGCGTCGTGCGGGGATACGAGAGTATCCGCGCGCGACTGGAGGCCGATGCCCCGCTGAATGGCGGCCAATACGTGGAATTCACTGCGGCCGCTTTTGGATTCTCGTTGCCGGGCTTCGAAGAAGACCAAGTGCCGCAAATGAAATTGACGCTCGACGGCGTGACGCAAAAAGTCATTGCGCATATTGAAGCGGCTTCCAGCACACCCACCGAACCCATCGTGATGATCTACCGGCCGTTCGTTTCTACGGATCTTTCCAAGCCAGGTATGGATCCCCCCATTGTGATGGAACTGGCCAACGTGAATGCCGGAGGTTTACGTATCACCGGCACGGCGACTTTGGATGACGTTCATAACGCGGCCTTCCCGCGCCTGAAGTATCTACCGAGTCGATTTCCGGGCCTGGTGCGATGAGGGCCGATCATGT